GTATCTGTTGGGCTTTGGAGCGACAGGATGACGTTCCGCAGGTGCGTTCCGCCCTCAGCACCTTTAATATTATTGTTGGCAAGTATTCCCAATGCCGTATTCAGTTCTGCAGTGCCACCTTTTACCGTTCTTGCCGTAGCACCAATAGTGCTTATTCCCTCGCCCAATTCTTCTACTGATGTTCCTGTGCTGGATGCTGTTTTTGCCATTTGGTCTACTAATGCTTCTGTATCGTCTGTAGTCAGTCCCAACGCATACATCGCACCCGTTAACATTTCAGACGTTGATGCTAAATCCATTCCACCGGCAGCAGCCAAATTTAGTGTTAACGGCAGTGTGTCATATATCTGTTGCGTGCTGAATCCGGCGAGTGCCAAATAATTCATTGCCTCTGCACATTCGGTTGCTGAAAATGCCGTGCTCTCTCCCATCTGCTGTGCCAGATCAGATAGTGCATCCATGGTGTTAACCGTTTGGCCGTTTAGCTTCGATGTTTCATCTTTGGTAATCCCCATTGTCGCCTGCACCTGGGACATGGACGAATCAAAAGATGCTGCTGTCGTGACCGCCGCAGTTCCCGCCGCTACGATTGCGCCGGAAACGACGGACATCTTTTTCCCAGCACTCTCCATTTTGTCGCCCATGCTATCCAGCTTTTCGGCATACTCTTTCATCTGGGACGTGCCATTTTTCAGATCCTTGTTTACCTCTTCCAGCTCTGACTTGTACTTGTTGAGTTGTGCCTGTGTATTGTTGATCTGGGTCTTCTTCTTTTCCAAGGCTTCCTTGCTGGTGTTTTCGTCAGCCTCCATCTCTTCTAACTCTCGGTTCAGGATCGATAGCTTATCGGAATACAACTCCGTTTGCTGTGTCAGATATTTCTGCCTGTCCTGGAGTTTCTGGGTTGCCGTCGTATTTTTATCATACTGACTCTGGGCCAATTTCAGTTCTGAATAATTCTCCTTTGCGGCCGTGCTGACCTGCTGCAGGCTCTTTTTAAAATCCGCCGCCCCGTCTGCCTTAAATACAAGACCGACCCTTTTCATATCATCTGCCAAATAGCGCACCTCCTTCCTTTTGCATCAGTTCTAGCCACTTTTGGTAGCACTCATTAAAAAAAATGGGGCACGCACCCCAGAACTCTGACTCGCTTAATCCCATTTTTCTTGCGATCACCATATACTCAGCCCAATCTATTTTGACTCCTGCTGCATCGCCCGGAATTCCATCCGGGCTTTCCGTTTTTTTTCGTATGCTTTTATTTTGTCGGCAAAGTCGTTTAAGACCTGCTCAAACTCGTAATCATCAAACGGCATCAGCACCAGGGCATCCTCAAACGTGACCTTGCGGCCGTTCGACAGGAGTATGACATATAGCATTTCCGCCAGGATGTCCATTTGTTCGTCACTTGGCAGCTCTTTTCCCTCTTTTTTCAGGGCGTCCTGCTTTTCAATTAGCTTGTCGACGCCCCTTTTTTCGATGTAATACATCGTTGCAAAATTGATCTTTGCTTCGATGGTGCTGCCATCTTCTAAATGGATCACTTTTTCATTCATTTACTACTCCTTTGCACCGATCGCCTTTGCCAGGTCTTCTTTTGTCAGGATCGGAGCCGCAAAGAATTTTTCTTCGCTCAGTCCATCCGGGAAATTCACCTCGCTGGAAACCTTTGCTACAATGTCCCCGTCCTCATTAAACGGATACGCCGTGATGGTGATCTTGTCGGTCTGCTCACTGTAGGACTCTTCCTTGGTCTTGGTCTCGTCGCTATTTTCCGTCAACTTGCACTTCGGGTACCAGTCCAGCCGTACCTTTCCGCCTTTTAACATGACCACTTTGCCATATGCAAAATACGGCTTCGTCCGGTTCCCTCCGGACAGGATCAGTCCGCCCTTATCTACGCTATCGCCTTTCATTTTTGCCAGTGTCTCATCCGCAAAGGCGATCACTTCCGACTCGATGGAGTAGGTTGCTGTCGAGCTTTCGTTGTCGTAAACCTTCCCGGATGCGTACACATCATCCGCACTTGCGTTCTCGGATACGGATACGGATTTGACCGTTTCCGTCTTTTCTACCTCTTCTTCGAACTCCTGCGTCCACTGATCGTCCTCATCCATTTTGTTAAAACAGATATACTGTGCCCCGATACTCTCTTTGATCGGCGGCTTTCTCAATACTGTGCTCATATTTTTCTCCTAATCTCTAAAAAAACGCATTTACCATCGTTTTTTCGTATTTGCTTTTATTTGCATTGTACAAAGGTACCATGTGCGCCCTTGCTTTCATTTTCTTTGTACCACGTTCCACCATGGGACCATAGTATTTTCCCCAGCCGACTTCGACCTCCTGGCTTTTGGTGTATTTTTTGTATGCAAAACTCCTTACCAGATGTGTATAGCCCGGCGATCGTGTTTGTGACATTGGTTTTGGTAATTTTAATAGGTCCTGCGTGAACTCTTTTGCTCCCGCTTCCAGAATATCCGTCACGCCGGTATCCGTCATTTTTAAATCATACTGTTTTAGTAGGTCTTCTAATTCGTCAAATCCGCTGCTATCTAATGTAGCCCCACTTGTCATTTAGACCACCACCTCAACCGCAAAGTAGGAATGCCACACCTTATCCTCTTCATTGTACTCATGGTATATTGTCAGATACACTCCGACTTCTCTTAAAAGTTGCCTAAGCCTTATCAGATCCGGGTGCCTTGGCGTCCTGGCATAAAAACTCACCTGGTACGTGTCTATCTCCTGGTAGTCCTTACCTGATGCCACGGTGTCATCCCAGACATAATCCCAATATACAATTCTTGGGTATGTATTCACGTCCTTTTCTGGCGTGACGCCTTCGCTCACCGTCTCACACGCCTCGTGCAGTATCTTTGATAGCTCCTCTTTCGTCATTCCAACACCTCAATATTGTGTTCCGGTGCGATCAGAGTAATCTCCGTCTCTTGGAACCTTCCGTCCGTAGTAATATGGGCCACATTGTAACATTGGTGCATGATCCCATTGATCTTGGCATAGCAGTGGCTATCTATCCCACGATACTGTGGGATCCGGATCTTCATCGTTACTTCTTTGCCGCCCTGGGACAGCTCAAACCGCAACCGGTCATAGATCGCCAGCTCGTTGTAGAAAATCCTCATTCCCTGATCTATCAACACCTCTTTGGGAAAGTCTTCACTGGTGTCTTCTTGCACCCGATACAGGTCAAAGCAGCCGTCTGCATAGGTCGGCACCTTATTCATCTTCCTGCACCTCGCTCTCCAACTGCCATTCCAGGATGCTGCTGTTGTAATTCTCGAAGAAATCATTGGTCGCATTCATAAATGCGTAATATGCATAGGTTTTCAACAGGTTCCGGAATATGATATCCGTGTCGTAGTCTCGCCCCGGATTCAGGGTGAGGAGACGTGCCGCCCCCTCATTGACCTGACGTTCTATCGCTGTATCCGGGTAATACGGAGGAATACGAAAGTCTTCTCTTATCTCCTTGATCAGCTCTTCCATAGGCTTAAGCGTTTGCTGTCTCCTGCAGCAACCTTGTAGTTGGTACGAACTCCTCTAACTTAGTTACGTCGAAGACAACTGCACAGTCATCATCCACAGCTCTGCCATTGGCATATGCGGTCGCAATGACAAGATCGGCATTTTTTGTAGCTAAGGTCTGGTCATAATTTGCCACCTTAACGCCGGTGGTCCCCATTGTGTACATGCCATCAATGGTAAAGGCTGCCTTACCCTGTGGGCAATTTGCGTCCACCAGCTTTTCAATCGGCATAAATGACACGTTCCCATAAACTCCTGCCGGTGTCAGACCGTACATGGCCGGATCTACATACTCCGCCTCGTCTGCCGGATTGCAGATCAAATACAATTTATCTACCACACGCTTACCATTCTTGGTCAGCGTCTTCCTGGTGTCTGCTAATCCCTTCGGGCTTAATGTAGTGATGGTTGCTGCAGTCTTATCCTTATGTTTGCCGTCTGATTCTGTTTTGGCGATCTGCTTAAAGATACCAATGGGAGCGTTCACACCATCGCCATTGAGGTATCCATCCACCAGCCCATCCTGCATCGCTTCTGCTAAAATTGCAGTAAAATATTTGTCAACAAATTCCACTGCCAGTTCGCTTACTGCCTTCGGAATCGTCAGGAATGCGTGCAGCATGAACACCTCAATGTTTAACGCATTGATGGAAGCGGACAGCTCCGCCGTCAGTTCTGCAGTCGAAAATGCATCTCCCCACTTTGCTGCTCCGGAATGTTCTGCCACAACCCATTTCTTAACATCTGCCGGTGCAAAATTTACAATCTTCAGGATATTAGATTCCTTTTTTACATCATCCAAGGTTCTATCTACAATTGACGTCGGGATGATATCCACCTGGGATGCGGTGATCGCCTGCTTCACATCCTTCATAGCTTCGTAAAAATCCTTTTCTTCCTGGGTCAGATTGGCCAGGCCGAGACTTCTCCTGTAATCTGCATCGGCGTTTGCCTTTGCGTTCTCTTCGATCAGTTCCTCGATCAGTTCCTGGTGGTCTTCTTCCACCATCCTCTCCATGGCTTCGTAGATGGCTTCGCCCTTGTCCTCGCCGCCATTTAACATTTCCATGATCTCTTTCTTTCGCTGTTCCTTCTTTTCGATCTTCATCTCTTCTCCTTATGCTTTTAAAAAAATTTATCCCAGCCATTGGCCAGGTTGTTACCTGTTTTTTTCTGCAGCTCTTCCAGCTCTTTCACCTTTTCCTTCAGCTTGTGGTTGTTTGCTACCAGTGTGTGCATGTACTCCTGCTGCACCTCCTGTTTTATTTTCTCGGACGGTATCTCCGTAGTAAATCCCCATTCCTTAGCTTCTTCCGCCGTGATCCACGTCTCTTCATCCATCAGGTTCTTGATTTCTTCCTCTGACAAATTTGACACCGCTTTATATGCTTCCACTGACGGCTGAGTGATCTTGTCCAGATCCTCGGCCAATTTGCGGAAATACTGTGCGTTCCCTTCTCCGCCTTGTGTCCATGCATTGTGAATCATTAGCAGTGCCGTTTTTGGCTGGATCCGCACGTCTCCGGCACAGTAAATGACGGATGCCGCACTGCAGGCAAAGCCGTCACAGGTTGTCGTGATGGTTTTGCCGCAACTTTTCAGTGCATTGTAGATCGCCAGTCCCTCACTGACGGAACCGCCGTAAGAGTTAATGTGCACGGTCAAGTTATCGCCATCTATCAGTTCCAGTGCTTCCGCAAATGTCAATGCATCCACCCTGCCATCATCCGCTTCAAATTCCCAGATTTTTTCTAACAGATTCGCTTTTCGGATCTCTCCGTAGATGTACAGCTCGTTTTTCCCGTCTTCGTTTTTTTCAAATTGTAAAAACTTGTCTTCCACCTTTTTCTCCTTTCTCCGGTTGCACCGGTGCAATTTTTATATCCCCAAATGCCCTAGGCATTGTTGGAATCCTTGCCATAATTCTTCGTTACCACACGTTCCGTGGAGAAATCTGTCTCCAACTGCGGATACCCGCACAGATCAAAGATCTCATCCAGTGTGAATCCAATCGCCCTTAATTTGTCCAGGTTGTTTGCACTCTCTATCACATCCACGTGTTTAAACTTCGCCAGCCACACAAAGCAGCGTTCCCCGCTTATATAATCCTCTTCTCCGATCAGCGTCGCATTCATCGAATCGTTGATCACTTCCGCCACCGGCGACACCGCATATGTCATAAATTCATTGGTTGCGTCCGATTTTTCCGTGATTGTCCCTTTAAATACAGCCACCGGAATATCAAACGCCATTGCTACGTCCTCATAAATTCCGGCTTTGATCTTCTCCATGTCTCCGATGTCGGCTTTGTTTTGTGCGTTCAGCGGCTCCAGGTTGATCCCTTTTGGCGTGCTTACAACAACTGTCTTTGGGTTTGATAGCATATCGGTGATCCTCTGTAAGTATTGCTCCCGGGTTACCATCGCCTGACTACCGTCGCTTTTTTGCTCCACCAGCCTCACGCTGGCGTCAATGTCCAGCTTATATTTTTGCATCGCCGCTGATGCATATGCCGTCTTTGCCTTCGTCGCCAGATCGTCATACGTTGCCGCCAGCCTGTTTAGCATTTGCTTTACCTTGTAATTGCAATACCGCATATGCATCACTTCTCCGGCTTTGTATGTCCGGTTGAGCCGGATCGTGTGATTTTGCCTGGAAACCTGTATATTGCTATAAATTACCGGTTTTAGAACCTGATCATTTTCATTCCAGTTGTCCGCAATATAGTATTTCCCCTTAACCGGTATGACCAGGCATTCCCCCTTGATCAGGAGCCGCCTTACTACCCGGTTCCAAAAATCCGTGCCGGTCTCATAATCGTTCGGTCGCACATTCAGAGCGTAGTAATATTCGTCCTTTCGCCGTCCGTTCTTGTCCTGCAGCACGATCTCTGACTTTGCGATCGCTTTCGCTATCATGGCTACCGCCTTTTCCATGGCGTATTCCGATATTTTCAGCTTATTCTCGTCCTCATTGATCGCATTGATCAGCTCCACGATCTCCCCGTTTCTCTTCTGGAAACTAAAATTAAACATATACTATCCTCTCTTCCAGCAGATCTTTGCAGTACATTGCTGGTGTAAATGCCATAAATCCATCATTTTTCCTTAGTTTTGCTTCGATTTTTCCAAAAGTCTTATTTCCAAATTTATCCGTCACCACGCAGGTATTATTTGTGTACCACCTCATGATCGACGAATTGCCGTAATTGATCTTGCCCTCTGCGAACAGTGCTTCAATGGTCGGTGCGATAATGCCAGTGACGGATGCAATGCGTCGTATCAAACGCACCGTTCCCTCCGGATTATCCCTGCTTTCAATGCTAATTCCTGCATCCATAAAGGCTTGCTTAAACAGCGTGTACCGGTAGGTGTCCATTGCTATCTTTTGCACGCTATATTCCATTGTTTTTTGGCAGCACCACTCTACGATCTCCTGCACCGGTATCACCGGTTCGTCCACAACCTTAAAATCCTTATATCCTTCCTGGCCGATGTTTTGCATCGGAAATTTTATACTCTCAAAAAATGGTGACTGTCGGCATATCCATGTAAATTGCCGCCACACATATTCTTCATCCACCTTTGTCAACACTCCGGCACTGGCAAAGTCTCTAATATCTGCATAGTCGATCCCCACGACCGCCAGTTGCCCCAGTTCCGACGGATCCGCCCTTTCTATCTTCTTTTCCACATCAATGTAGCAGCAGCGAAGGATGTTTTCCCAAGACGTCACCGTCTGCTCCTCATTGCGTGCCGGCATATTCATTCGTTTTGTTAAAAACTCTGGTCGTTTGCTCGGTAGCTGCTGCATCTCCAGATATTCTTTGTTGATGCGTTCCGTCAGAACCGGCATATATTCCAGCGATGGATTTGCCTTCCCCCAGGCTTCTTTTTTGTCCACCTCTGTCAGGTCATCCATCATGCACAAAAATGGGAACCAGTCTAACGGATTCTCTCCGGATTCCAGGATGTCCTTGCACAGGTCTAACGTATCATCTAGCGGCCCTTCCCTTGTGTACCCGTTGGTTGTTAAAATAAACTCCCGCGGCTGGGCAATCTTGCCAAGTGCCGATTCAAACACATTGATCTGGTCGTAATTTTCATATGCGTGTATCTCATTTAGCACCAGGCAGCCTATTTTCTTTCCGTCCTTGGTGTCCGCCTTGGATGTGTTATATTTCAGTTCTGATCCGGTTGCCAGATTTTTGATCAGCTCTTTCGTTACCGAAAATTTATTCTTAAACTTTGGATTCTTGTACAGCATGTCATACGCCACATTAAATGTGTCCTTTGCCTGTTTTTCGGCATTTGCGGCAATGTCTATGTGGTAGTTCTTTGTCCCAAAAATCGGTGTCTGGAAGAAATTCACCAGTGGTACGATAAAGCCGTCTTTTCCGTTCCCTCTGCCCATTAGGATAATAAATTTGGTAAACACCGGCGTCCCGTTATTTTTATACAAAAAGACGCAGGCATATATCATTTTTTGGTACAAAAAAAGCTGGTAGTAGTTGTTTTCGCAATATTTTACACACTTTTCATACATCTGCTCATCCCAGTAGACGTCCGGTCTTCTGAGCGTCGGCTTTATTATGTTGTCGATCAGGAGCCACCGAAGTTTGTTTATCCTCTCCGGATGTTTTTCTGCGTATGCAATGTAATCCTCTATCGGCTTACAAGTAAGCATCTGCGTCGCCGCCCGACCTATCTACCTGCGGCTCTCTCAAATTAAGATCTCGGATAATGTCCAGCATTGTTTTGGTCACGCCCTGCAGAAGTTTAAATGATTCGTTCACCTTTTCTGTCTCAATACCATTTCCGTTTTTACACTTGATCCGGACACCATTTTTTCGTATGTCCGCCTGGAGCT